AAAAGAGTCCAGGCAAATGGGGCAACTGTAAAGCCGGTAACTGCAGCGTCGAAAGCAGCAGAACAGAAGGCATATGAGGCAGACAGGAAAGCGACGAACGATTTTCTTAACCAGGCAGACGCATCGATGGGCGGCAACCGTGGAGATCAGAGGAGAGCTACGAAAGGTCGCCGTGGAGGACGTAGAGGCATTTAATAGCATGGAGGTGGTCAAATGGCTACAAAAAAGATGGTTGGAAGACCGCCAAAGTATAAGAGTAAAGAAGAAATTGAAGAAAAGATTGAAGAGTATTTTAAAGAATGTGAAGGAGAAATTCTGAAAGATGATGAAGGAAAGCCGATATTTAATAAATTCGGAAGTCCGGTAGTGATCAATCAACGTCCTCCGACAGTCACAGGACTAGCTTTAGCCCTTGGATTTTCTACGAGGCTGTCACTATTGAACTATCAAGGGAAAAAGGAGTTTATGAACACGATAACACGTGCGAAGGCAAGGGTGGAAGCGTATGCAGAAGAACGGCTCTTTGACCGGGACGGGTCGAGCGGGGCTCAGTTCAGCCTGAGAAACAACTTCAAGGGTTGGACGGAAAAGACAGAACTGGATGAAGAGGAGCAGCAGGCAAGAATTGAACAGATCCGTGCGAATACAGCAAGGATGAGCGGCGGCGATGGAGATGAAGATGGGGGAGTAGAGATTGTCAATGACGCACCGAAAGAAGCAAGTGAAGATATCGGAGATAATAATCCCGAAATACCTGCCGATATTTAATAATCGGCATATTAAGCACATTATACTGACTTCCGGAAGAGCCGGAACGAAGTCGAGCTACGCAGCGGTAAGATCGGATTATCAGCTTGTATCAGATGCGAATGGATCGGTTGTTGTTTTAAGAAAACACCATAATAAGCTGAGAAAAACAGTCTACAAAGAAATGCTCAGGGGGATTAATCGGTTGGAAATTCCCAAAAGTAAATTCCTGATTACAAAATCCCCGATGGAAATAACATATAAAAAGCATGGTACAACGATGTACTTTGCCGGTTCAGATGGTATTGACGACACAAAAGGTATCATTGACGAGGATAAGCCGATCAAGTTGGTTGTGCTGGATGAGCTGACAGAGTTTTTTGACGATGGAGAGGGAGAAGATGAACTGACCAATATTGAAGCGACGTTCGTTCGTGGAAATAAAGGGGGATTTCAGATGATCTATCTCTATAATCCTCCCAAAAATCCGAATGCACCCATCAATTTGTGGTGCAAGAAGATGGAAAAGCGAGAGGACTGCATTCATATTCATACGGATTACCGGGATGTTCCGGTTGAATGGCTGGGACCTGATCTGATTGCATCCGCCGCAGCTATGAAGGCATCTGATCCGAAAATGTATAGATGGGTTTGGCTGGGTGAAGCAATCGGTGTAGATGAATTGATCTACTATATGTACGGAAACCAGCACAGACAGAAAGCAGATTCACAGCGGATTTACGAAAGAGTCTATATCGGTGGAGACTATGGACAGCAGAATGCTACGACTTTCGAAGCGTTCGGACTAGATCTGTACCGCAAGAAATTCCCCGGACTTGGAGAATACTACCACAGTGGGCGTGATTCCGGGCGGCAGAAAAGTCCGTCAGAATATGCTCGGGACTTTGTGGATTTTACAAAAAACATTAGGGATAAATATGGGACATCAGTTTTTTATCTGTTCCTGGATCCATCAGCAAAAGGGCTTGCGGAAGAGGTCAGGAGAGCAACGAGAAACCTAGAATATTCTGTGAAGTTGCGTGATGCAGATAACAGTGTAGCTCTTGGCATTAGCAGAGTGCAAAAAGCACTTTCGTTCGAGGTGATGTCGATTGATCCCAGTCAGGAGAATGCAGACCGGGAATTTGGAACTTATGAATATGATAAAAAATCTATTGAAAGAGGTAAGGAAGTGCCAGTAAAAATGGATGATCACTGCATGGATGCGATCCGGTATGCGGTGATGGGAGCGTGGAGCAGGATAAGGCATTGGCTGCCAATAGATGAAGGAGGTGATGAAGGGTGAACATTTTTAGTTATTTCAGGAAAGCAGGAATAGACACTGTAGATACGTCATTTTATCAAAAGATAAACGAATGGATCAGCTGGTACAACTCCAATGTAAGAGGGTTTTCTTTTTACAAGGCGTATACTGGGCGTGGAACGTATAACCGATGCAGGAGAAAGAGCATGGGGATGGCGAAAAAGCTTTCTGAGGATATTGCAGACCTGCTGCTAAACGAAAAGGTTATGATCACGTTGGAAGATGATGCTACACAAAAATTTGTGCAGGAAATATTAGATGAAAACCATTTTCTGGTGATCGGAAATGACTTCCAGGAGCGTAAGGCATACACTGGAACAGTTGCATACATTCCGTATTTGTATGATACGGAAGTGAGCGAGGACGGCTCCGTACTATCAGGAAAGATTGGAATTGAATATGTGGATGCACCCAATATTTTCCCGGTGAGCTGGAAGAATGGAGAAGTTTCGGAGTGTATTTTTGCTTTTCCGCATACAGCCAATCGAAAGAAATATGTGCATTTGCAGCATCATCGAAAAGCAGAAGATGGAAATTACATTATAGAAAATAAAGTTCTCAGATGTGGATCCGGTGAGTCTTCAGGAACAGAAGTTGATGAGAAAGAATGGAAAGAATTGCGACCATTTAAGAATTTGACAGCTACTGTTCAAACCGGATCGACAGAGCCGCAGTTTGTGCTTGACCGTTTAAACATAACCAATAATGCAGATACGAGCAACCCGATGGGAATTGCTATTTTTGCGAATGCTATTGATACGTTGAGAAAATTGGATACTGAATATGATTCGTATTGTAATGAGTTTGATCTTGGGCGAAAGCGGATTTTTGTTGCACCTGAATTGCTGACCAATGATGACGGGACACCGGCATTTGACCCGGAGGATGCGGTATTTTACAAGCTGCCGGATGATTATAACGAAAAAGGTGAAGGGCTTATCAAAGAAGTTGATATGCAGCTTCGGGTAGAAGCACACAGCAAGGCGATCAATGACGATCTGAATTATCTTTCCTTAAAGTGTGGATTTGGCACGAACCGGTATCAATTTAACGGGATTGGAGCCAAAACAGCTACGGAAATTATTTCTGAAAATTCAGACATGTACCGGATGCTGAAAAAGCATGAGATCATTCTGGAAGACGTGCTAAAGAGATTAATTAGAATTATTATCCGGCTCGGTCAGGTCACGGGGAATGTACTGGATCCTGATACAGAAATCACGATAGACTTTGATGATTCCATCATTGAGGATAAGGATTCGGAACGTCAGCAGGATCGGCAGGATGTGAGCATGGGCGTGATGAGGTTGGAAGAATATCGGGCGAAGTGGTATGGAGAAACGGTTGAGCAGGCTCGTCAGAATCTTCCCGAGCAAAATCAGGTGATGGAGTGATATGAGAAATGAATACAAGGAAAAGATCGCCAGCAAGATTGCGGCAAGATACGCAGATCTTGAAGTCAGGATCATGCAGGATATTGTTCGGAGAATTAAGAAGACGGGCGAAATCACCAGCACAGCAGACTGGCAGATTAACCGGTTAAAAATACTGGGGTATTCCTCGGAGGACATTGAGAATGCATTGAAAGACACTCTGAACACTTCTTACCCGGAAATGTTCGAGCTGTACGACAAAGTGATTGACTGGGAATATGTCAGGAATAAGGATGTCTATGAACAGATCAATGCGGAATACATACCTTTTGAAGAAAATGAACATCTGATACAGGTGACATCAGCTATCAAAAAGCAAAGCCTTGAGGACTTGGAAAATATAACAAGATCTCTGGGCTTTTATTTGGATTATGGCGGCAGAAAGGTATTAACTCCATTGTCGCAGGTATACAG